CGCCTGTTACGATGATGGTAAAAGCATCGGTCATGTCAAATCTGAATAATCTTGTTCTAATATTGCCTAGGAGGTGACTAATCTAGTTAATTCTCGTAATGTTATTACCAACAGAGTCTTAACCGAGTCGCTCAAGTGCTTTGACAAGTACTAACAAAGTGAACACGAAGACATCCGCAAAGATGGTCTAAACGTTCACCAAGTCGATGTCGCATGTGCACGAGGACTTAAGTCACGTATAGTAACGAAATCTTCAGCTAAACTCCAAATCGCTGGCACCCACGTACGGAAGGCACTATGGCCGATACTATCTGGGATGCCTCAACTTAAACACGTACTTAAAGGAGAAGACGAGCAAGCAATTTAGTCTATTGTTGATCAAGGTAACAAAGTTCCTCTTGAGAAAAGAGAAAAATGGAGAGTTTTAAGCTCCGACCTTTCAGCAGCATCAGACACAATTCCGCTTGACGTCACTAAGGAACTTGCAGAAGGCCTTATTGAGGGCCTAGGAGACTGTCCTGAGTGGTTTAAGTTGACGATTAGGGAACTTACTGGCTCATAATACTTGATGTACCCAGATGGGGAGAACATAAAAACTAAGAGAGGAATCCTTATGGGACTACCACTCACTTGGTTCTTCTTAAGTCTACTTCACTTAGCGTGGATTGACTTTGCAACAAGTAACATTAGGAGTAATGAGTATAAGAAAGTTCAGAGGAAATTAGCGTAAGTTTGCGGCGATGATCTGATAGCACAGTGGCCAGAAAAGACCATCGCTCGTTACCATTAGGCAATGGCTGCATGCGGAGTTACAATCTCGAAATCTAAGCACTTTATCGAAAAGCACGGTGGAGTGTTCCTGGAGAAGACATTTAAGATCTCTCGCCAGTCAAAAGGAGACAGATTGGTCATGGACCAGACAGTACCTCTCAAACCTTACATCACAATTGATGGGGAAGAGAGAGAATACTCCTTCACAAACGATTTCGGAGCCCGCAGCACACCCGGGTGGATATCACTAGGAGAATTTGAGCAATAATATGCTACAAACAGAAACCTTGGTGATTAATGCACAGCTCTCAGACGACAGATCTAACCCGGTCTGAAGAGAAAACTGAGAATGAACGGTATTCCTCAATGGGCAATGACGCTCCCCACTTGTGTGGGAGGTCTGGGTTATTACTCAAAGAGACGATTGCGCGATTATCCTGAATGGATACAATCGAAACTGTTCAAACTGTGCACCAATACATCCTTACTTTCTTTCCCGTATCTAGTCCAGAAACTTTAGTGTCTTTCACTCAAGTCTGACTAAGGAACCTTTGAACTCGCTCTCAACTAATCAAGAGAGAGAAAACTTAGTAAAGTTATGAACAACCACTAACCACAGCTCGAAAACTGTGACGGTGTATCATACTTTAGATAAACAAAGGACTTAGTCATTCCTGAAGGTTGGACCTAAATAGGAAACCTTGTAGACTGGGATATCCAGTTAGCTCTTACATCCTAAAACATCTTAGACGAAAATCCTTCGTAACGCGGAGTGATGTCATCGACCGGTTTTGACCGATACATTGGTGAGTCACT